GACCATTAACGGCGGCATCTTTTTAAAGCTCCCCTCAATTTATTATTAGGAATTTGTCCACCCTTGCAAAATAGGGTGTGTCAAATGCTTTCCTACAACAATTAAATATGCGTCATAAACCACCATCGTTTTGCCTCTATAATACCTGCGAAATGGAAAAATCAAAGTCAAAAATTACAGCCGAAATACCAGCCTATTTAAAGGCTTGGATTGATGCTCACGACATTAGCCAAAATGCACTTGTAACACTAGCATTAAGAAGATTATACAACGAAGATGTAAAGCAGGTAAGCGAAGTGTTTATGCAAAACCTATTAAACGAATTAGCAAATAGAAAATTACCATTTTAATTTTTATTTTATGACAATTCACCAATTATTCAACGAAACTGAACAGCAGTTAATACACACCGCTTTAGAAATGTATTATATAAAATGTAATTCTTTAGCCAAAGCATCCATTAAAGGTTATGGCAATGCCAAAGAGTTAGATAAAAAACAAACATGGGCAAATAAAGCAGCCGAAATAGAAGAATTGCAAAACAAAATTGTAGACTTATCAATCTAAAAACATGAACCTCTACAAAATATCCAACCCAAAGTTTACAGGCGAAGTTGAAGTGTTGTACAATGATCAGAATTTACAACAAATAGATTTCTCCAATGCACAAATAGAACCCGAATTAATCGCTGGTTTAAAAAAGGCATTACCACCAACCCTGCAAGGCTTTTTACAAGGCACTTGGTGCAGTAGCGAAACAACAGTTGTAGAAGGAGCATTTGTTGTAACGCTGGAAGATTTTAAACGTGAATACCCCTATCAACGCAATACACATTTGCTGCCACCTATTTGGGACAAAATGCACATAACCGAACAAGCAATGGCTGTAGCTGCTGCTAAAGCCTACAGGCGATACTGCAAAAAAAATGAAAGCTGGTATAACCCAAAAGTGCCAGCAACATGGTTGAAGGCAAAAGAATATTTAAATAATTGGGATAAAATGTAACTATGAAAAGTATAACACAACAACAATTGATTTTAATAAATACATTGGTAAATAAGCTGCATATACCCAAAGAAACCAAAGCTGTAATGGTGATGGGCTTTACAGGTGCAAGAACCAACAGCACAAAATACCTAACTATAAGCGAAGCCACCGAAATGATTAAGCACCTTAAAAGCCTTGACCCCGATGAAGCCAGTGCCGAAAAAATGCGTAGAGCAATAATTGCAATGGCTCACGAATTAAAATGGCAATTGCCAAATGGCAAAGCCGATATGGAAAGAATAAATAATTGGTGTAAAAAATACGGTGGTAAGAATAAAGAATTAAATGCATATAATATAAAAGAACTGCCTAACTTAGTAACAGCATTTAAGCAGGTTTACAAAAAGTTTTTAGAGAAAATATGAGATTGAAAATTATAATATTATTATTCACCTACACAGTAGAAAAACCACTATTGTGGATTTATAAACAAATAAAAAAAACAAAATGAAAAAATTATTCATCTTACTGTTAATGCCGATTATTGTTTTTTCTCAAACAAAAGAAAGCAATTATGTTGGTGGTTCGCATGGCTATTTAGTTGTTATGTCAGGATATAATCTTGTTGACGTTATGCCGAAATTTAATGCTTATCTAACTGTTTGGAAAGACTACACAACAAGCGATTTTAATACAAAATCTTCTCCGAAAGAAAATAGAATTAGTGCTTCATCTTATAAAAAGAAAATGGGGAAGGGCTATTTAAATGTTAGTTATTACGGTAGTGTAAAAGAAGATAAAGCAATAGTAGACAAGTGCATTATTACAGGTACTTGGGATGAAGTAGCTTATTTATTTGTACAATATTGGGAAACCAAAATGAATATAAACGAGCTTAAAAAAGGCACAATTACAAAATATACAATTAGTGATAAAATAATTTTTAATGGTAACCTATCAAAAGGTACTGCAACTATAGTTGTTGAAAAGAATTAAGCTTTAATATTAATTTAAAAAGCCTTGCATTTGCAGGGCTTTTTTTGTAAGTAACTTTTTTTTATAGCATAAAAAATGTATGCGAAGTTTGTGAGAACAATCCCACAAATAATTCATGGCTCATAGCAAAGATTTAATTGCAAAACGAAACGAGTTTTTACGCCAACGGTTTAGATACCATAGGGCAAAGAATCCGAAATGGACAATCATTGCTATTTTAGAACAAGTTGCCGAAGATGTATTTTTATCTCCTACTACTGTTGCAAAAATTTTAAAAGAAGATGGCACTAAAGTTCCTTGTGTTGATACTGTTTCTAAATACACACAAGTAACCTTTATTCAATAATTACTGTAAATGGTAGCTGTACATTTCTGCTGTTCTAAAAGTTAAAACGCTTACAACATGCTCTCCCATTAATATTGCGTTATTACTACCTACTGGCACAAGCTGCTGCATGAGTAATTTACCATTACTATCTTTCGCTTCCCAAAATGCCAATAAAGTTTCAATAGTTTGTGCAACTGTTTCATGGTTGTTTATAGCACTATCCTGCAAAGTATTATCATGGTTTTTAAAAGGAGCATTGCTTATGTAATGCACTTTAAACTCTGCATTTTTTGCAACTTGTATTTTTCTTCCTAAAAAATTTAATTGCAGGTTTTTTGGGGTTTCAATATAAATAGCTGGCACTTTATAACTGGTGTTTTGTTTGCCAACTGCATATTGATTAATAAAGAAAAAAGCTGGTGCTGTATTGCCCAACCTGGTCTTTATAGCTTTATAAAATGGATATACTTTCATTTTAAAATACGGTTTAAATCTTTAGTTACTTTTTGTGTAATTTTTGCAATGAGCATTTGGCTATCGCCAATAAACTTTCTTTGTTCAATAGTTATTTCTTTACTTAATGCCATAGCTTTATACATATCTGCTACATCAATTGCACCTGCATCTTTAGCCTCTTTATTTTTAGCCCAAAAAAATCTTTTCATTTTATCAGTTACCTGAATCTTGCCACCTTCATTGTGAATTTTAGCGTAAGGCTTATCCGAATAAATAGTGATTGAATTGCCACTAATTTTATAATCAATACTTTCAGATAACTCACTACTCATGCTCAATACTTTTTGCCCATTGGTGCTGCCCATGCGTTTGCTTTTTCGGCTAGCCCATTTCTTACCATCAAAACCTTCTTCTTGGAAATTGTTTTTAAAATGCTTAACCGCTTCAATGCCAATAATCTCAGGCACATCTTGCTGAATGTATAACTGAGCTGCTGCCAGTTTACGTTTCATTTCATCAACTCCTTTTATATTTTCATTATCAGCCACTTTTACTATATTTGTGTAAGAATTGAACAACTAATCATAAACTAAGTTTTGGCAAGCCACATCGGAAACAGAGCCATTACTCTACTACCTCTTCTTCGGAAGAGGTATTTTTTTTGCATCAACCATTTTTTTGAAATCAGATTGTGTATAGTATTTCCAATTGCCTTTAAACTTAATATACATTTCAAAACCTTGATATTCTTTCCTATGAAGCTTATTATTTATTTTTTGGTATAATTGGTATTCAGTTACATTATAATCATCAGGAAAGTATAGCACTGCTCCAGCATTTTTTTGATGACTTTCGCTTATTTGATTTTCGATAGTTTCTTTACCAGGAGCATTGCCACTAAAAACTTTTAAATCAAATAATCTGCCCTCTAATCTATAATCAGGAGAAGTTAATTTAAAAGCATCGGGCAATAAAATTTCCCTTTGAGCTTTGCTTGATAATGTAGGCAATATTTGAGTAATTTTTGGACCTTCTTTAAAATTGGCTAATTCTCTGGCTACTTTTTGCACAACATCAAGATCATTATTATTCTTGAATGACAAAGGGTGTACTTCTACTACATTGCCAGTTGATTTGCCTGTATATAAATTTTGATAAGGTGCATTTACAGCATTTTCATTCTCCACTAATTTTTTAGCTGCTTTTATTAAACTTGGTTGTTCTTTTGGAGAAGCGGCTTTAATGTATTCGCTGTTTTTAATATCAAATATTTGTGCAAGCTTGCCACTATTGAAAGAAAAGTCGGCTGGTACTGGTGGTAAATTATCAGGAATATCAGTAGCATCATCATCGGTTTGCTCTACAGAGCATTGACACCTCCAGCGATTGGGTGGATAATGTGTGTTCCAAAATGGATCATCAACAGGACGAATAATACCTACATACTGCAAATGTTTTTCATCGGGTTTGGCAGCTTTTGTAAGAATGTATTTAAGGTTTGGGTACAACCTTTTATTCTTTTCATAACGTTGCCAATTTGCCGCCATACGTGCCTGTCTTACGGCTGTATCATATTCAGCGTCTAATTTACTACCACGATAATTTGCATCAATTTTTAGGGCTTCCTGTTTAAAGCTATCACGGCTTCTTAAGTTGCCATCAGCATCTTTTAACAATGCAACCATTTCTTTAATGGAGCTATGATTTTTGAACGATGCAAATACTGCTGTATTGGTTTGTAAGTTTTTTAAAAACTCATAGTTTGGTGTGCCATATTCAATGTTAAAAAGCTTTTTGCCATAACCTTCTTCAACAGCAATTTTTAAAGGCTCATAATGTGTTTGCAATAATTGTTTTTTTGTAGCCTCATCTATAACCCTATCATCATAGAGCTGATCAATAGCAGTATTTACAACATCGTCAATATTCAACTCTCTATTAAGTTGAACACGTTGTTTACGGCTCAAAAAAAATCTTTCATCGCAAATATTACACATGCCAAAAATTATTTTGTTGTTGTTTGGGTAGTTGGTTGTTTTGGGTCTGTTGGGCTTTCAATGCCTTTAATTCTTAATTCTCTTTCTCTCTTTAATCTTGGGTAGTCAAATTCGTAACCTTCTAAAGAAAAGCCTTTATTAATCAAATAAGGCATTACATTCTCTTTCATTTCATCAACAATGTTTTGCAATCTTGCCATTGTAAAATCATCCATTGTTCGTTCTCCAACTTCGGCACTACCCACAAAGCTTTTAACATCACTAATTACAGATTGCCCATTAATTATTTTAGAAATTTCATCATTCGCTAATGCAATGTTTTCTTTAAATGTAACATGGAAATTATCGCTTTTGCGTTCTAGCAATGTTACCTCATCGCCTTTTTGATTTACCATGTAACCGTCTGCCCCAAAATTTGCAGCTCTAGCTTCAATAGCATCTAACTCTTTATCGTTATTGGTATCGGCAATAATTGAAAGTATTGGTGTACCTACTTTTTCATTTGCCCTGCTCCAATCGCTTCTTGCATAAAATTTCCAAATAGCATTGTAAGAGCATTCTAGTAAAGTGCCTAAATTTTCAGCATCTCCGAACTGAATTAAATCAATTTCGTTTTTAATTTCTCCATATGGCAAATAAGACCCATTAATTGTTCCTTCAATAAGTATCCATTCTTTTTCTATGGAAACATACTCACGGTCTATATTAACAATAGAACCAACATTAAAATTGGTACTATCTAAATCATTTAATTCAAGTAGCGTAAATCCGTAAAATTCTGCTTCTAAAGCAGCTTTTATAATTTTTGTAAACCATTTTTTTCTTAACAATAAAGATGCAGCTTCATCGGGTTGATTGTTTTTGTATAACATCCACGGCTCACTTTGTACCTTAATAATTGCTGTTCTTATTTGGCTAATTAAATGACCATCTTTCAGAATGTAATCGTAAATTTTAAACAGCTTACTTCTATCAGGATAGTCAACATTTTTCACCATGTTTAAAGCCAGTTTAATATCGGCTATTTGGTACGATACATCTCTTTTAACCTGTTTCTTTATAACATTGGTGGCACGTTCTTTTGCTACTTTACCAGCAACAGCATTTTTTGTTTTATTTCTGTTAAGCGAAATATTGAAACCAAATAATCCCATATATAAATTTTTAAACGTTATGTGTTCTTTTTTGTGTACTACCCCATCTTCTTAAGCCCACGCCTGTAGTGCCAGCAGTTTCATCGGTAGCATCTACAGCTCCATTATTATCTTCTGATTTTGGTGGTAGTGATAATTGAGATTTGCCAATAGATATTTTTTGCAAATCATCTATTGTATCATCGTAATTTTTTATGATTTTATCAGGAATGCTTTCATCATCGGCACGTTGATAAATGTTGTACAATGCAATATTGATAGCCATGCTTAACACATAGTAATTTCTTGCAGTTGTTGTTTTGCTAAACTCTCCAGCAACATCATAAAGTGTAGCAACATGAGCAGTAATAGTATCTTCGGCTACTTTACTACTTTGAGCCAAAATATCGTTTTCTGCTTCACTTAAAAGCATATTTAAAAGGTCAACACTAATGCGTCCTTTGTAATCATTTTTGGTTACGTACATAATTTTTATTTTGTAGAATAAACTGCAAACTTTTCTATTTGCTTTACAGCATCGTTACTCATTTGCCCCGATGCTCTAAGCTGCTTTAACTTTTTTTTAGTCAGTGCTACAAACTCACCTTTAAAGAGTACAACAAAAACTTTACGTCCTGTTTCAGCATGTTCTTTATTGGCTGTTTTTACTGCTTTTCTGTATGTTTTTTTTCTTGCCCACAGTTGCAAGGCTGCTAGTAGTTTTTTTATCATATAGATCTGTTGGTTGATTTTTTATATTTACCACTCCTGGTAGCTGCCGACCTTCTTTGGTTGTACCTGTCAGCCATCCAAATTGCTCCTTCTAAAGCATCTGGACCATCATCATTTATTCTACTTCCTTTTTCAATGGCTAGTAATTGGCTTCTCAAAAGTTTCATACCAATACTTGCCTTTTCTTCAATATTAAATTTGATTAAGCCACGTTTAAAGAGCGGCTGCATAGTTTGTATTCTTTCAAACTTGTCAGCCTTCTTCCTGTAATCCATGTGGCAGCGTAGCATGTAGCCTTGTTCAATAGCAACTCTATCTAACTCTTTGCTATGTATTTCTTCTTGAATAAAATTGGCTTCCATACTGTGGTTTACAGTTTGTTTTTCGCCAACCCATTCATCTATTGAGTATGCATGAAGCCACATATCCATACTAGTTGTTCTTTCAACCCAAGCTTTTAAAACATGGTATTCCAAATTTTTTTTACCAATCAGCACCCACGCTTTATAATCGCTTTTATCGGTGCTTTTGTATGAAGGGTCTAAATAGTGAATTAATACACCATCATATTTATTCAAACTCAAAGGTGTTACCCAATGTAACCACTCAAGTTTAAAAATTTTACCTTCTTCAAATGGGGTGTTTTTTCTTTCACGAATAAAGCCTGCACCTTCGGTTTCTTCCAGTGCTTTGATAGCTTCCTCTGAAAAATCTGGATTCTCTGGCCAGTTGCTTTCCCCTTTTTCATTGGTAATATCTACACGGTGTACGATTGCATCAATTTCTTCATCTTCTTCAATAAGTGTTGTAATTGCATTATCATGAAATTTATTTTGAGCAATCATTAACCACCAACTACGAGTCCACAATGCTGGCTTTAATTCTTCCATTACCCAGTTTTTATCTGCAATTGCACCATCTAAATTTTTTAGTTGACGTGTATCGTTTAAATCATCAACTAAACCATAGTTTGGTCTACGCCATTTAAACCTAGTGCCTCTTGGAGATTGGTCTTTACCAAAACCATAAAAACCAACATCATCTTTGGTTTTAAACATGCCTTTCTCCCAATTACCGTAACTCACTTGCTCTCCAAAATCGTTAATAATACGAGCATTGCCTTGTAGGTTTGCACGTATATCTTCTAGCTTTTCAGAAGCCATGTCATTATTAATACTCCCTACAATCATTCCTGTAAGCTTGCCATTAAACTTTAAAAAAAGTGGCAAGAAAAGCCCTAAATGTGTACTCTTTGCAAAGCCTCTACTCCATTGAGCCAAATAAATACTGTTTGGTTTTTCTGCTACTTCTTTTTGTATAGTTTTATGAAACTTTGAAAAAGCAGCAAAGCAATATTCAGGGAAATAATAATTACAAAAAGCCTCATAATCACCTAGCAACATTTTTATACGTGCAGCCTTTTCTTTGTTTGTTTCAAACAAATCAATTGGTGTACTGCCTTTAATAACATCCACCAACTCTTCAAAATTCTCTATGAGTTTTTTATCGGCAGGCTTAAGCATCATCACGTATTGTTTTAGCTTTTTGTTTCATAAACTCCAACATTAAAGGAGCTAATATTTTAGCAGCTTCATTGTTGCTGCTGTTTAATTCTTTTGCAAACTCACTTAACACTAGATGGTAGGTAGAAAGGTTTTGCTTTTTCTTCAGCTTTTCAATTGCATCGGCAAGCTTATGTTGCTGGTCTGTTTGTGCGGCTGTTGGAATGCCCTTTTGCTGTTCTTTTATTAGCCTTTGAATGGCAGCTAATTGCATGTAGTTGCCAGCTATAATCTTATCTACAGTTACCTGTTGAGCTGTACGTTGCAAATCCCAATCTTCTTCTTTAGCCCACTCCCCAATTGTTTTTGCACTAATGCCAACAATTAAGGCTATTTGTTTAAGTGTTAAACTGCCACTATTAATATACAAATCAGCAGCATCAACTCTTTCCTGTATTTTTTTCTTTGCCATATTGGGTACTTTCTTATACAAAACTCACCACTATTGAAGCCTGTTTAAAATGATTGTTTCGTGATGGTATATAATACTTACCATGATGGTCTAAATACTCTACAATAAAGGATTTGCAATTTTTTAAGGGCAAAAAGTCTATACATTTTTACATCCTCAAAACGGCATACGCACAAAAAAATGTATGAAACAGTAAACAAGAAAAAGCATGGCATTTAAGAAAACATTTGTATTAAGCGATGAAGCAGTGAACAGTTATGGTTTTAGAATCATAACCTCTGGTATTCGTTTGGAAAATGCAAAACGAAACTTGCCATGCTTTTATGATCATCGTACATGGGAAGTGCCATTAGGACATTGGGAAAATTTAAGAGTTGAAGGTGTAAAGCTGTTAGCAGATTTAGTGATTGAAGGAGTAAGCGATGAGGAAAAAGAATACATCAGAAAAATTCAAAACGGAGACATTAAAGGTGCAAGTGTTGGTGCTGATCCAATTACTTGGAGTGAAGACCCAATGTTGTTGCTTACAGGTCAAACAAGACCTACACTAATTGATTGTGAATTATTTGAAGCTTCTATAACTCCTCTTCCTGGTAATCAAAATGCAATGGCATTAAGAAGAGAAAAAAGTGTAGTAGTACTTAATTCAACCACAGAAAATTTTATTCCATTATTAAAAACACACACTGATATGAAAGCAATTGCTTTAAAGCTCGGATTGGCAGAAACTGCAACCGAAAATGAAATCCTAGCTGCTATAGGTACTATTCAATTAAGTGTTCAACAAGGTAACGAGTTTAGAACAAATATTTTGAGTGGTGCAGAGCAGAATATTAAAGAAGATGCAAAAGAAATTTTTGTAACTCTTAGTAAAACCAACCCACTACAAGCTTTAAAGTTTGCTGAAGCAAATAAAGTGGTTGAAACTACTGAAGTAGTTGAAACAACTGTAAAAAAAGATGTAAAGCTTAGCTCTTTAATTCAAAAGAAAAAGGAAGGTGAGGAAGATGAAAAAAATACTTACGACTACTTACAAAAGAAAAATCCTGTAGAGTTAGCACGCATTCGTTCTGAAGAGCCTGAAAAGTATAAGCAGCTTGCACAAGATTATCAAAAAGGTGTAAGATACTCAGGCAAATAAAAAAGTACACCAGCACACCAACAACAGCACAAACAATAAAAAACAATAAACTTCTCAAAAATTTCGTATGAAGACTTCAAAATTAGTTTTAAACCTTTTAGCAATTGCAGCATTTGCAATCTTGTTATCTGCATTCTTTCAAGCTCCACTTGTTTTAACGTTTGGGCTGTTGTTAGTTGCTGGTGCATCAACACATTTAATGCGTAAGCATAATGGGGTTGCCTTATTTGATGGATTAGCTCCTGAGGTATGGATTCCAATGGTAAAAGAAGATTTTTACCCTGCCAATAGTTTTTTAACTGCTTCTACCGATATGAGTAGCTTAGTAAATAACGATAAAATCAATTTCGCAGAGGCTGGTGCTGACCCAACAGTAATGAAAAACAATACTACTTACCCTATTGGTAGTACAGTTGCAGCAGACACACCTAAAGCAATTGAATTAGATTACTATGATACCGATAGTACTATTGTTCAAAACGCTATTGCAATTGAATTGGTATATGACCAAAGAGCCTTATATGCCAACAAGCATAAAAAAGCCTTAATGAAAAGATTAGGTGTTGATGCCGCATTTGCTTATGCCCCAACTCAAAAAAGTACAGGCAACTTTAATGAGGTATTAAACTTAGGTGCAAACGATAGTGTAATTGATGCAATCATTGATTTGCAAAAACACTACAACAACTGCGATGAAGATGGAAGCGGTAGAATACTTGTATTGTGTGCCGATCACATGGCAGCTATTGCAAAAGAAGATAAAGTATTGTACAAAAGTATTATGGCAGAAAACAATGCTATGTACTATGGATTCAAAGTATTTACCTACACAAAAAATCCAATTTACATAGGTTCTACAGGTGTAAAAGCAGCTTACGGTACTGCATTTGATGAGGGTACACATAAGAACAGTTCCTTCTCTTTCTTAACCAATGAAGTAATGAAAGCACAAGGTACAGTTGAAATGTTTAGTGCATTGAAAGACCCAGATATTAAAGGAGATAAATTCAACTTTCAAATGAGAGCATTAGTAAGCAGCTTACGAGGCAAGTATGCAGGTGCAATTTTAAAGTAGTAAAAACATAATTTATAAAAGGTACTAGTAACAACTGGTTGCTAGTGCCTTTTAAAAACATCAAAAAAATAAATCGTGAAAAAATTATTCTTATTAGCAATTGTTATTGCTGCATCATTTACAGTAAATGCTCAAAGTTATAGCACTGTAATTACTAGTACCGATACCAGTACCAATGCTGATACTGTAATTGTACAAGTAGCCAACATGAAAAGTAAATTAAAAGCCTTTCAAATTACAGTTAAAAAAGTTAGTGGAACGGTTGGTAGCAAGGTTTACTTACAAGGAACTATTGATGGTAGCCAATGGGTTAACATTGATAGCCTGGTGAATACTGATCAATCATTTAATACCAAAGTTGTAACAGTTACTGCTACAAACTATAATAGTTATAGAGCTTGGTATCCAAGTACAGGAACACAAAAAAGTACTTTAACCTTAGCTTATTTGCGTAGGCAAGATGAGTAATTATAAAATGGCTGTTGGAGGCTTTGGTTGACATAGGTAGCCTAAGCAATTAGGCTACTCTTTAAAAATTTCTTTAACAAATACAAATGTGGTTAGACTTTAAAAGCCTTATTGGCTATGCCTGTACAATATTTTTTAGTTGGATTGGGCATGTAAGCAAAAGCGATGTAGCTACTACAGTTGCCATACTTGCAGGAGTAAGTACGATAGTTTATAACTGCATTAATATTTATCAAAAGCTAAAAAAGAAGTAATGAAAAATTGGCTTAAAAGTCCGCAAACTGTAATTGGAGCTTTAATAGCACTTGCTGGAGTTGCTGGATTATGGGTTGGCAAATTTGATAGTACAGAAGCAATTACAATTATTGGTATTGGTGCTGTATGGATTGGAGTTACTGGTAAAGACGCAAATAAGTAATTATATGAGAGCAATTTTTTTAATGTTATTGGTAGTATTAACAATGTTATTAAGCATAGGCTGTAGTAAAAAACTACAACCAACTGTAGAAACTGTTTACAGAGATAGCATTGTAGAAAGAGTTACCTATATACCTAAAGAAAAAGTTATCTATATAGACGGAGAGCAAGTAACCATTTACGATACTTTGCCATGCCCAGATTACTATGCAGCCGATAGCAGTAAAACAGGTAAGCTTACTGCTACAGTAAGAATAAAAAATGGCAAGCTAACAGCAACTTGTAAACAAGACAGTTTACAAAAAAGAGTTGAGTGGTTAGAAGCTGAATTAATCAAAGAAAAGTACAGCCTTAAAACACGTATAGAAACAAAGTATGTAAATGTTGATGTGGAAGTTCCTTATATACCTAAATGGTTATTATGGGTGCTAGCAATATCAATTATAATCAATGTAATTGTTTTTAGGAAACCAATATTAAGCTTCTTACAAAAAATATTTTCTTAATGGATAAGCTAACACTTGCAAGAATAGAAATGCTGCATCCTAAAGTTAGAGATGAAGTAAAGACTATTTATAAAGAGATATGCGAAGCTTTAAAAGGCAAAGCATTATGCCGCTTTTCTCACACCTTCAGAACATTTGCAGAGCAAGATGCTTTGTTTAATAAAAAGCCCAAAGTAACCAATGCAAGAGGTGGTAGAAGTTACCACAACTATGGTTTGGCAATTGATATTGTTTTATTGGTAGATACCGATGGCAATGGTAGTTACGAAACTGCTAGTTGGGATTCCCAAAAAGATTTTGATCAGGATAACATAAGCGACTGGATGGAAGTAGTAGCCATTTTTAAACAGTATGGTTGGGAATGGGGTGGCGATTGGCGATTTAAAGATGAACCACACTTTCAAAAAACATTTGGCAAAAGTGTTAGTGAGCTATTAAATCTATTTAATAGAAAAGTTCTAATACCAAACACTAATTACGTAAAAATTTAATTCAAAAAAATATGGCAAAGTCAGCTAATAAAAGAACTCCAAATGCTACAGGCATAAAAAATAAGCCAACAAAAACTCCACCACCAGTTGTGCCAACTGTAGAGGGAGAAACACCTGCTCCAGTTGTAGCACCTGTAGAGGGAGAAACACCTGCTCCAGTTGTAGCACCTGTAGAGGGAGAAACGCCTGCTCCAGTTGTGCCACCTGTAGAGGGAGAAACACCTGCTCCAGTTGTAACACCTGTAGAGGGAGAAACACCTGCACCAGCTATCAACAAAGGCAAAAGCAAATTAGATGAGTTGATGAAACCATATTTAAAATCGTACCCCGATAATAAATTGTTTTTCATTTCAAGCGATGGACAAGTGTTCTTAAAACAAAACAAACAGTTTGCAATTGATCATCAAAAATCAATCGACCCTAATACAGAGGTTGATGAATACGAAGTAAATTAATATTAGCCAAAGGCTATAACCTAATAAATTTTAATACAATGGGCTTAACCATTACAAGAGCTACAGGAAGTTTAAACAGAGTAAATCCAAGTGAGGATGCTGTTTTTTGTTTAGTAATGACTGGTACTGCTGTTTCGGGCAAAATTGCACTTGGAGAACCAAAGCAATTATTTAGTATCACAGCATTAGATACATTGGGCATTACTACAGGTAACAACCCTTTAGCTCATAAAGACATCACCGATTTTTACAGCAAAGCAGGCGAAGGTGCAGAGCTTTGGATTATGTTAGTTTCCGATGCTACTAGCCTTACCGACATTTGCAACAAGGCAAACAACAATGCTAAAAAATTAATTGATGCAACCGATGGTAGAGCTGTAATGGTTTTTGTAAATAACAAAGCCGCTGCTGGTTTTACACCAACTATTGAAGATGGTTTTGATGCTAGCGTTTGGGCTGCATTAACTAAAGCAAATGAATTATGTGCAGATTATGATGCTCAAAACATTCCTATCTGTGCAGTGTTACCAGGCTTCAAGTTTACTAGTGCAGATATTGCCGATATACCTGCAAGAAGTACATTAAATAACGATTATGTAGCTATCAACTGTTTTTGTAAAGACAATGATGGCTTAGTTTCACAAGGCATGTTAGCAGGCTGGTTGGCTAAACACCAAGTGCATGAAAATATTGGTAGAGTAGCTAGTGGCAAAGTATCAGACACAGCATTCTTCCCCGATGGCACAACTTACCTTTCTTTAAAATCTGGTATTGAATTATTGGCTGGTAAAGGCTTAATTGTTCCTGTAAAACGTGGTCAAAGAAGTGGGTTTTATTATTACGATGACCCTACAATGACAGCAGTAAGCAGTGATTACAGCAGTATAAGTTGGAACCGAGTAATTAACAAAGCAAAACGTATTGCAGCCGATATCCTTTTAGATAAGTTGAATGAAAGTGTTGAAACTAATGTGAATGATGGCAAGATTGAAAGCAGCGTTTGCAGCGATTGGGAAAGCGATGTTGAAACAGCCATTAAAACATTAATGATGAAAGAAACACCAACTAAGAAAAAAGAGATTAGTGGTATAAAATGTTTTGTTGATCCTGAAAGTGATATTGTGAATGATGAAATTAATGCTACCATTTCGGTAGTAAGAAAAGGGCAAGCAAAAACCATTGCTGTAACTATTAGATACACAGCAACCATATAAATCTACATTTCAATAATTAGTCAATTTTAAATTTTTATACAATGGCATTTAGTAGCAGCGAATATGCATGGCATAACCTAACCATTACAGCAATGGGTATTGTTTTTGAAGCAGTAACCGAAGTAGAGTATGATGTTGAGGTAGAGAAAAAACATACCTATGGTAGAGGCAAAAAACCACAAGGCATTCAAACAGGTAACGAAAAACCTGCTGGCACAATTACAGTAAAGCAAAGCTTATTGGAGGCTATGATTGCTACTGCACAGAAAACAAATCCAAATGCCAAACTCTCTGATATTTCATTCGACATACAAGTACATTACTTAAGTGGTACTGACCTTGTAAAAGATAGAATTGTTGGAGCTGAATTTACTAAACAGCCGAAACAGTTAAAGCAAGGCGATAGCGAAATGGCAGTTAAGCTTCCTTTCATAGCCTTAGATATTAATTACAACATTTAATTTTTTAATTAAACATTCATAAAACCATGACATCAAAACCTACAGCAGCACAGGTAACACCTGAAGTAATTAACGATTGGAAAAGCAATTATGGCAAAGTAACCCAATACAAGACCAACGATGGCAAGGTGGTTTACTTTAGAAGCCCAACAAGGGCTGAAATAGCAGCCACACAGGCAGCTAACCAAGATAGCGATGGTATTACCAGCAACGAAGTATTAGCCAAAGCAACGGCACTAGGTGGCGATTTAGATATTCTTACCCAAGACAAATATTTGTTAGGGCTTGGTAAACACCTTAAGAAAATATTTGAGACTGTAGAGGGGGAAGCGATAGAGCTTTAGAAAAAGCCCGTGCTAATGCTCGTATTGGAAGTATAGCGTATTGGGATTGGATGATACGCTATTACTATAAGGGTGTAGAACCAAATAATTTATCAAACAAAGAGTGGGCTGATGCTGTTGCATATTTAGAAATAATCCGAAAGCAGGAAGCAGAAGCAAACGGATTAAATTTATTATAAAAGCAGCTCACGTAAGGGCTGCTTTTATTTTTTATGGATAGTGCACAATTTAATATTAATGTAGTTACTGGTGGTAGCAATGCAGCTATAAGTAGCATTGTTAATGGCTTAGATAACATTACCAGCCACTTAAATACATTGAATAGAAATTTTGTGAGTGCTAGCCAACAAAATGTTGCAGCGTTAGACAAAATTGCGGCAGGTGCTACTAAAACAGAAACATCCATTAGTAAAATGGGCAATGCTGTTTTCCATTTAAATCAAATACAACAAGGGCTAAGTGGTGTAGCCAACGATTTAAATAATGCCATAGAACCTGGTATTAGATTAAACTCCTCATTAGCCGATTTGCAAGCAATTACAAATGTTACCAATGAGCAGTTAAATAAAATATCAGATTCAGCAAGAGAAAATGCAAAAGCATTTGGTGTTGATGCAGCAAGTAGTGTTGAAAGTTATAAAATATTTTTAAGTAAACTAAGCCCAGAGCTAGCTAAGAACGAAGAAGCTTTAGCGGCAATGGGTACAAATGCAACAATTTTAAGTAAACAATTAAAAGGAGATGTTGCAGGAGCTACTAATATTTTAACTACAGCAATGAATCAGTTTGGGGTGAGCTTAGATGACCCTATTGAAGCTGCAAGAACACAAGCTATAATGATGAATATAATGAGTAAAGCGGCACAAGAAGGAAGTGCCGAATTACCTCAAATAGCAAGTGCATTAGAGCAAAGTGGTATGATGGCAAAAACTGCTAATGTAAGTTTTGCCGAATTAAATGCAAGTATTCAAGTGCTAGATAAAGCAGGTAAAAAAGGTGCTGAAGGTGGTGTGGCTATTAGAAATATTTTATCTGAATTATCACAAGGCAAAATGATGCCAAAGCAGCAATTAGAAGTATTACAAGCTGCTGGTATTAATGTAGAAGCATTGGCAGATAAGAGTAGAAGCTTTGCCGATAGGCTAAGAATATTAAGCCCAATAGTGAACGACAATGCAGCAATGGTTAAAGTTTTTGGTAAAGAGAATGTAGCTGCTGCAATTGCTGCTGTACAAGGAGCAAATGAAATAGATAGATTATCAGGTGCTATTGTTGGCAGTAACAGTGCAGTAAAAATGGCTGAGACTACAATGGGTAGTTATGAAGAAAGAATGAACCGAATTAAGGCTGCTATTCAAGATTTCGGCATTAGCATATTTGAAGCAACTAAACCTTACATGCCATTTATAACCATTGGTATGGGTGCAATACAAGTAATGGCAAATATGGCTTTAGCTGGTCAATTACTAAGTACTGTTATGGGTAGTAGTGTGGTTACTTCAATTGGTTCTGCCATTGTTGGATTTACAACATGGATTGGGCAGTTGGCTATAGCTACTGCTGCACAATGGGGTTTAAATATTGCCATGAGTGCAAACCCTGTAGGCATCATTGTTTTAGGCATTGCTGCTTTAATAACTGGATTAGTTGTAGCCTATAATAAAAGTGAAACATTTAGAGCTGGATTAAATGGACTTATGGAAGTGGCTAAACTTATTTGGAATGTATTTGAAGGAATGGGAAAAGCTATACAAGGAATATTTACCCTTGATATGGATAAGGTGAAAGAAGGGTTGGTACAAACGGGTAAAGCAGTTATTGAAATTGCAGATGGTGGTATTGCAAAAGCTTTTGAAAAAGGCTACGATTCAAGCCTTGCGGAAAGTGCTGCTAAGAAAAAAATGGATGAACAAAAAGCTGCTGCCGAAAAAATTGCTCAAGAAAATGGATTGATGGTTGCAAGCAATGCACCTATTGCAGGTATAAGTGTTCAAGGGCTAGCCAACAACAATTCTCCACTTGCTGGCTATGATCCTCAAAAAAGGAAAAAAGAAAAAAGCGGTTCTCAACTAGCAAGCAATATTACTAGTGGTGGTAGCAAACCAACTACCATTTATTTAACCATTCAAAAAGTAATTGGTATTGGAGAGGTTAAAACAACCAATATGTTAGGTACTGCAAAGCAAGCTGGCAACCAAGTGGTTGAAGAAGTTTTAGTGGCATTACAAAGTGTTAACGGAAAAGTAAGTGTACAATAATGAATGTAAATGTGTTTAGCATATTGCAAAAAGTGTATGGGGCAAGAGGTATTCCTTTTCCTAAACCACCAAAGGATAACAGTCCAAGCAAGATTGCACCAAGTGGCGATGTTGTTGTAAGTAGTTTACCTGTTGTTGGAAGACCAGGAGAATATGAAAGCCCTGCAATTAATGAACGTGCTACTGGTGGTTCTTTGATTAGAAAGTTTGAAGATGAATTGTTAGGTACATATCATTTTTTACCTGCCACAATTAATGACGTTGAACTACCTAATGCAGTGGTAATTATTAGTGGCGAAAAAGAAATTGTACAAACCGATATAGTTGATGTAGGTACTGTATTTGAGAAAGTATTTACAAGACCATACGATGTAAGCATTATAGTAACACTTATTGGAGAAAATGGCAATTGGGTTGAGGACAAGTTGAAAACTATTAGAGACTTGTATTTGATTGATGAAGTTGTAACACTTAAGTGTGCTTTAACCGACATCTTTTTACAAAAGCAAAACAATTTTATTATCTCTAAAATAAATGTATTAGATAATCAAGGCAGTGAGAATGTTGAAGTAATTCAAATTGATGGCATGAGTAACATAGATTTTGAATTAGAAATTTTATAAAATGTATTTAAAGCAAACATGCAGTATAGAATTTGAAACAAAAGATGGCACTAGGTACAGGCTTCGTGGTTTGAATAGTTATGAGGACAAGAAAAGCGTACATCAAATAGTTCAAACATGCAAGCTACAATTGCCTGTTTCTATCATCATGCAAAACAAAGATTTGCCTGATTTGATTAGAAGAGAAAAGCTGATTAATAAAATTAAAGAAGGCGATAAGGTTACTGTTTACTTAGGCTATAATGGTAAAAATGTAAAGGAGTTTGAAGGATATATTAAAAGAATAAATCCTAAACAACCATTGGAGCTGGAGCTTGAAGATGAAATGTATTTGTTACGAAAAATAAGACTAAAGAAAAGTTTTAAAAAGGCTGATGTTAGTGAGGTTATCCAATACATTTTAGATGAAACATTTAAGCAGACAGGTGTGCGTTTTGAACGATATGCCGAAATGCCAAAAGTAGATGTTCATAATTTTTGGATGAATGAAGCCAACGGCATTACTGTTTTACAAGAGTTAGAAGACAAGTATTTACTCAGCTCTTTTCTTGTTGAAATTGATGGTAAAAAAACATTGTATTGCGGCTTAATGTATGGTTTAAAAACCAACAGAGTAAAGTATGAGTTTGGCAAAAACACCATAAGCATTGATGACCTTAAATACAATGGTGCTGGTGATAGAACATTTAAAGTAGAGATTAGGCATGTAGATAATAGTGGAGTTGAAACCAAACATGAGTTTGGAGATGCTAAAGGCGAAGTGCAAAAGATTTTGTTGGAAGGTAACTGGACAAAAGAAGCTTTAAAACATTATGCCGATGGTGTAATACAAAGTTTGCAAGCTGGTGGTTACAAAGGATCATTCACCACTTTCTTAATTCCAAGAGTACAACCAACCAACGTGATTGATGCCAAAGACCCACAATTTGAAGAACGTAGTGCAACATTTTATTGCAGTACTGTAGAAACAAAGTTTGGTAGTGGTGCAACCCGAAAGCCCGAAATAGAAATTAGATTATGAGTAAAACAGCTAAAGATTTATCCAATGCAATTAAGCAACTGATAGGTAGTAGCGATAAGGTTATTGCAACTGTTACCAGTGTAGATAAAGCAAAGAGCTGTTGTGATGTAGAAGTTGATGGCAACGAGTTAGGAAATGTTCGCCTTCAAGCAATTGTAAAAGAAAATGTAAAGGGCTGCAAATTATACCCTGCTGTTGGGAGTAAAGTAGTAATTGAGCAGTTGAATAACAAAGGCGATTGGATGGTAACCATGCTAAGTGAAATTGAAGAAGTATTGTTTGAGGTTGCAACTACAAAGCTTCAGCAAAAAGAGGATGGACTTTTAATTAAAAAGGGAGACGATACTTTAAAGCAAGCTCTTACATTAATAGTTGAAAGTGTGCAGCCCATTGTAGTACTATACGGCAATAATCCTGATTACGTAAAACTAAATCAGGCATTAACTAAAATAAATAACCTTTTAAAGTAATGCCATTAAGTAAAGATGTTTTAGGAGCAGCATTAAAAAGTGCAAGAGACAGTTTTAACAATAAAACACAAGAGCAATTAATTGATGAATATGGCTCTTTAGATGCAGCAAGACTGGCACAGGCAAAAGCCGAAGCCGATGAGATAATTAAGCACTTTAAAAACAATGCAGTAATAACTGTATCTACAACTGGTACAGCAACTGCACAAACTGGAACAGGAACAATTACAAGCTAATGATAGACTTACTAACCAATAACAATGATGTTCAAATTGCCAATAATGATTTAGTAATTGGCAACAGTAATGCACAGCATATAGAGCATTTATTGGTTACGTTGCCTGCTACATTAATTGAAGATGAAACCGTTGGTGTTGATTTAGAAAATTACATTAACGATAACGATGAGGATAAGATGATTGCAGCTATACAGCAGCAGCTTACAAAAGATGGTGCTGTAATTAACAACATATTTTTTGACCAACAAACAGGAGACTTATATACCGATGCAAACTATCCTAATTAACGAAGGGCAAACACTAAAAGATATTGCTACACAATATTTGGGCAATGCTGAAAGAGTTGGAGAAATAGCGTTGTTGAACGATATAAATATTACCGATGATTTGGTTATTGGTGCTGAATTATTAATACCTGATGTTGAATTAGATAAAGCATCCACCATCAACCACTTCAAAAAAAACAACATAGTACCAGCAAGCAGTATTGATGTTGCTGTTGGCGAAGAAGAAGAAGGCATTAATTATTGGGCTATTGAAGAAGATTTTATCATACAATAAAAAAACATGGCACGTACTACACAACAAATATTTGATATTATGAAAGCCAACGCTATTGCCAATGCTACCGAAGCTGGCAATACCGATGCTGTGGCTATGTTTAACAATACCAGTAAAGTTGCTATATGGCGTATTTTGTTTTACACCATTGCTTACATCAATTCAACCACAGAGGTTGTGTACGATTCTTTCGTACTGTTCGTGCAAAATTTGATTGCCGATTTAGTACCTGGTACTGTGCGTTGGTATCGTAAAAAAATATTGGCTTTTCAATATGGCTTTCCACTTTTAACCGATACGGATAAGTTTGACAACACTGGCTACACAACCGACCAAATTGAAGATTCTAAAATTGTAAAGTACTGTGCCGTTAATGAAGCAACTGTTGACCAAGTTCGTGTACTATTAATTAAAGTAGCAGGTGAATTAGATGGTGAGCCTGTAGAACTTACTAGCTTACAAGTAGCAGCCATACAGGCTTATGTAGACGAGATAAAGTATGCAGGCGTTAAAGTGTTAATCTACAACCAAGAAGCCGATTTAATTAGAGCAACATTAAATGTTTATTACAATCCTCTTTTATTAGATAGCAGTGGCAATCGTACCGATGGTGGTGGTGGCAAACCTGTAGAAGATGCTGCAAAAGCTTTTGCTTTCAACTTAGATTTTAATGGAGAATTTATTGTGGCACGTTTTGTTGATGCTGTACAGAATGCTTATGGTGTTAGCCGTAGCAGGGTTGATTTATTGAGTTTTCAAAAGAAAACAGGCGTTGGAGCTTTCACCAGTGTAAGCAGCAGCTTTATTCCTGATGCTGGATATGCAAAATTTGATACAGGTGGTTTAACTATAAATTATATAGCCGATGTGGTTGGTTAATTATAAAAAATTAATACTGTGGGTTACACCACAATGGCTTCGCAATAGCAATTACCTATTGCTAATTAATGCTGCCAATTATCCAATAAGGCAGTTGCATGATAGGTTTATCAATTTTAAAAATGCAGTACTGTACAGGCTAGAGCATAACAGTCAAGTATGTTATTTAAGAAAAGTGTTGAATGATAAATGCGATAATGATTTACGAAGAATAACCATAACTGATTTTGTAGGTATTAACGGCATTTTCTTTTATGCCGATGATGAAGTAAGAGATGTGAATATGGGTAGCGATGTGTTTTTTTATGCCGATGATCAATACAGCGATAGTGGTATTGATTTTATTGTAAATGTGCCATTAGGTATTATGAATAGTATAGATGAACAGGCTTATTTAAAGAGCTTAATTAATCAATACAAGTTAGCTGGTAAAAATTATATCATAGAAAAGTTTTAATATGAAAACAATAGATTTTAGTGTACTCAGTGGCTTCCCTGCAAGTAGTACCATGTTCAAGTTTCAGCAAGAGCAAATGCAGCAGCTAGAGCAGCTATCATTATTGGGTGGCAACCTATTTATTTTAAGTGGCTGCGAAGATGTGGCTGGTATAATTAGCGATGGATGGGTTTGCATTAATGGCAAGGTTTACCCATTTGTTGGTGGATCTGTGGCAACTAAAGTTATTGTTACCGAAACTGTAACCAATAAAAACTTTTTTGGAGGAGCAAGCAATCCATTTTACCGAGTACCTACAGCACAATTTGGTGTAACAGGCAACCCTGCAACAGAATATACTTGGAGTTCTTTTAAACGAAATAATCCAGCCAATGGCGTTTTGGCAAGGCTAGAAAAAGTGGAGCAAATGTTAAAGCCTTTAATGGGCTACACTGTAGATATAAGTGGCACTCTAACTGTAGTACATGGAAGTTGGTTGTTTTGGGGTAGACCAGAAGCTGAAATACCAACAGGTTGGGCAGAAGTTACTGATGCAGATTGGCGTGGTAGATTCCCATTACTTAAAGACCCAAGCAACGTAAACTATAACACCATTGGGCAATTATTTGGTGAGGCAAATGTTACCTTAACTGTAAATCAGTTACCTCCCCATGATCATCCAATACCAACAGTGGATGATGTTGAAAACACATCTATTGGCACAATTAGCGAAAGTAGCGGAACAACTAATTTTTCAAATGATAGAAGACGAACTGGCTCTACAGGCGATGGGCAACCACACAACAACATGCCACCAAGTAGAGTAGTAATATTCATTAAATACGTAGGCTAATATGAGCAATAAAAGCACGGCAAAGGAGTGGTTTGAAACAGGCGATAAGCCTACGCAAAGCCAATTTCATCAAACTTTCGATTACTTACGTTGGAAGGATGAAAATATACCCATAAGTGAGGTAGAAGGATTAAGTACATTGCTTGCAACATTGCCTAGTAATTCAAGATTGCAAGCTGTAGAACCGATTGTAGGTATTAATGTAAGCAGCTTAGTTGTGCCAGCTTTTAGTGTAATTGAAATGATAGCCATTTTCAGCAATACCGATGCTGTTGTAAACATTGGCACTACCAATGGTGGTACTGAATATTACGAAGGTGCAGCCATTGCCAATGGCTATGCTTTAGTAGAATATAAAATGGTTACTACAGTTAATACAACATTGTATTTTGACAATATACCAGCAGGTGCAACCATAAAAATTTATAAAAGATAAAACAGTATGAAGAAAGTTTTTTTAGTCATTTTTTTAGCAATGGCAACAGTTGCCATACATGCACAACAGCAGGTTGATAGCATAAGAATTAAAAGCAAAATGCGTTTAGGTGCAAAAACAGTAACTGCCATAAGCAGCGATACTACTGAAGCTGGTTTAAGTGATGATAAATTAATTACTGAAGCAGCAGCAAAGAAATTTGCAAGAAGCTTTGGTGGTGGTGGTGGCTCTCTACCAACTCAAACAGGCAATTCTGGTAAATATTTAAAAACAAACGGAACTTCTGCATTTTGGGATTATGTAGCCGATGCTGCATTATCTGCAAATGTTACACTTGCAGGCAATGCATTTAATGCACCAAACAAACTAGTTCAATTAAATTCAGCAGGGGCATTACCTGGTGTTGATGGTGGACTTGTTACAGGTATAATGGCTGATAATGTTACAACCAATTCTACAAGAAGATTTGTAACAGATGCAGATTTAACACTTATTGCAAATGCAACTCCTGTAACTAGAACTATAAATGGACTTGAACTAACAGACAATCATTCATTTACAACTAGTACTGAT